TCAAACGTCATCGGACCACGTGCCTTAGCGGTGGTCGCGCTGCCGCCGACGAAACGGTCTTCACTAATTGCCTTGCCTGCGCGGAAGAACAACCGGATGACTTCCGGGTGGTTGCCCAGGCCCGACGTATTGAGCAGGTCGCGGAGTTCGGGGGTGCCGAACGCATCCAGCGCCTTCTTCGCAACCGACAGGTTCTCAGCGAGCGCAGGCCCGCCGAACTCCTTGTCGCTTGTGGCCGACTTGGTCCACTCGTTGCGAACGGCCTGAATCTGGGCTTCCTGCCGTTGGGCCATCTGTGGACCCATGCGGTCGAGAAGCTTCTGCGCGGCGTCCTGACTCAGTCCGAGTTCCCTAGCCACCTCCGAGTACGCAGCAATGGTTTCACCGTCGAACTCGCGTCCGTCCGGCGCCTTGAACTCGTACTTCTCAGGCACAACGGGCTTGGCGTCGGCAGGTGCCTTCGCTTCAGCCTGTGGCGCCTGTTCGGTGGCAGGGGCTTCGCTGCCCTTGGCGGCCTCGCCGGCAGGTGCAGTCTGAGTTTCGGTCGCCTTCTGCCCATTCCCGTAGAGAACCTCCGCCACGTTGACGGGGGCTGCGGGAGTCGCGGATGTTGGCGAGCTGTCAGGGGTCGTTGCGCTCGCCGTCATCGTTGGTTCGTTCATTCGTTAGTTCCTTCATCATCACCGGATACAACTCCGGGCATTGAGTGTGAATAATACCGAGAAGTTGCAGTCCGTAATTCCGGTTTCCTTCCGCAAACGCCATTGACATGGAGTTTGTGTTGAACGAACTGCGGAATACACCTGCTCGGTCCATGAGCCGCCACACGATGCGGCGGCCCCGCTTCGATGACATCAACCACTTGACATCGTTCTCCTCGTTCTCACGAGCGATCCGCTCGCGGAGTTCGCGGTCAGCCTTGGCCTTCTCCTGGCCTCGCAGGTCTAGTGGGTCGTAGTTTGTCACGCGCCGTTGATCTTCAGGCTCCACGACTCAAGGCGCAGGAACTCGGCGGCATTGGCAATGCTGCCAACGATAGTGAGATTCTGTGCTGCGGCCACGCCTCCGCTCGGTTGGAGAATCAGGTTCGCCCCAGTCGCGGTGCCGTGTCCAGGTGCAGCCAGCGCGTTCGTGAGAACGTCAGTAGACGAAAGCACGCACGCTTTCTTCTCAACGCACAGGCTTTGGATGCTTGATGCGATGGTCTGCGAATACCACGCGGCTGACCCGAGGTTCGCCTTGACGGTCTTGTTGTTTGTGCTCCCCGTGCAGCTGACCAGCAAATCGAGTTCCATCGTCATGCCGATGTTCATCGTCCCCGCCGGAATCGTCTGCGTGACGATGGTGATATCGCTGTTCACCAGCGACACGGTCGGCGTTCCTAGCCCGGCCACGTATGGCAGATTGATGGTCAATTTGTCGGTCACGGCGCGGTCAACAATGGAATAGAACCCACTGACACCCGTACCGCTGGCCCACGTGACGTACACGCTGTGGCCGAACGAGCCAGACGCGATGCCGTGAACGCCAGCGCTGACTAGCCGCACGTTCGCGCCATCCGCCTCGTAGGTCAGGCTGGTGAACGTGCTAGCCGCCGCTGCGATGCTGAATTGCGGAGCGACCTTGTAGTAGGCGGGCTGATACTGCCCCATGAGCCAATACTGGTCACCGCCGTCATTGTCGCGCACGCCAACAATGTCGCCCGATGTGTTGTTGTAGAGGAACTGCGAACCCTGCTTGAGAAAAGCCATGTGTCAAACCTCCAATGCTGATGGTGATCCGTACCCTGAGAACATGTTCATCACGTCGGTCAACGCGGTCTGTTGGTCGGTCGGCGACGCAGCCAGGTTGCGAGTCGCCTTGCTGGCCTGCTCAACCGCAGCCACCTGCTCCTTCGCCGCCATTGCCTGGTTACGCGCATTGCGCACCATCGCCACTTCCTTGTCCGCAATGATGAGCGAAGGATCGACCCCAAGCATGTCGGCATAGATGTCGGCCCACTGGTCGCTGTCGAACTTGTCGAGCACGTCGGGCTTCATCTGCGCGATGGCCCCGAGGTTGCCAACGAACCTGTCAACGCTGTTCGTGCCGATAGCACGCTGCGCCTGCGCGAGCATGCTGACGAACTCAACGTTCAGGTCCATGCCCTGCAGTTCCTCGGGTGCCGGCGGGACGATGCCAGCCTGAATCATGCGCGTGAACGTGATGTCAACGAGAGGGTCGAGCAGTTCGTTGTGCAGGCGCTCAAGCACTGGTCCGAGCATCAGCAGCTTCTCCTCGTGGCGCTCCGCAACCTCGGTGGCCGTCATGCGAGTGTTGGGCTGCGTGGCCAGCATCAGGAACATGTCGGCGTAGAACGCGCCTCGCACGCGGTCGCGGCAATCGACGATGTCGTTCAGCAGGTACTGCAGGTTCAGGTTGACCTCAAACGCGGTCTTGATGCCCATGCCTGCTCCATCAACGAACGAGATGCCGCCTGGCAGTGTCTCGACGTCGCGGTTCTTCATCGACACGGGAACCTGAAGAGGTGGCTTGGTCTGGAAATCAATGGCCTGCGCCTTGCGCAACTGCTCGTGCTGCAACTGCTTGATGTCGCCGAGTGCTTCCATGCCGGGCGAGTTGCCATAGATGTCGCCGCCGGCGGTCGCCCAACGCGGCACGAGCGCAGGGAACTGTTGGAACCCAGACTCGCGCAAGAACTTGCCTTCCTCGCCTCCGACCTCGAAGTACCACGACCCGTAGGCCATGTTCTTGTCATCGCGCTTCTTGTGGTCACGGTCAGCGCGTGGTTCGATTGCGTGGATGATCGGCACCCAGGCGTCGAGTGTGCCACGGTCGTACATGTTGCGCACCGTGATGCTGCAGTTCTTGTAGCCGAACTCCTTGACGAGATCGGCGACGGTGACATCAAACTCGCGGTAGAGCGTGGTCACGCGGCCTTGAAAGTCGGTCGCAATGCAATACTCGCCGCAGGTCACGGGGTACTGGTGGATGACGTTCTTGTAGTCAGGGAGCACGACGCTGACCGCCGTGCCGAACGCGCCAAGTTCCTCGTACATCGTGTGCAGTGCGCGGTACGTGTTCGACTTCTGGAACACGAGCTGCATGCGCCGCGTGACATCGTCAAGCCACAACTTGACGGGCTGGTAGGAGTTGAGTTCCGGGTCAGCGGTGGCGAGCCTGAACCACTGGCGCGCAGGCGACGTTGCGCCGGCCATCATGCCAGCACCGAGCGTTCGCAGTGCGCGAGTCCCGGTGTTGTCGTAGATGTTGTTGTGCCGGCGCCATCCCTTGTCGCGGTCTTGGCGGAAGTAGCGACCGTTGCGCGGCAGCAGATAGGTGGTGATCTCCTGCCAGTGCGCGAGCCACGATGCGCGCTCAGACTTGAGCATCCCCCACCGCGTGAACAACTTGTCCCGCGTGGGAGCGTCGGGGTAGGACTGCGCGTCGCCTGTGTATTCGCTCATCTCAGCCTCCGAGGAGGGTTGACCGGCCCAAGGCAAGATCCTGCGGCGAAACACCGCTTGGACCCGTCAGCATGGTGCTCGTGGGTCCGCCGCCTGCGCCCTCGGCTGCGCCGGCCATGATCGCGCCCATGTCGGGCTGGCGACGGTTGGCGGCTGCCATAGCCTGCGCGCTGCGTCGCTGCTGCGATGCGGCCTGGACTGCCGCCTGCTGCTGCGCCTGGCGCTGCTCGCCCATGGCCTGCTTCTGGGCGTCACTTGAGCGTTCGCCTGCGTAGACCGCGTAGCCAGTTCCGGCTGCTGCTGCGGTTGCTGCTGCGACTGCTGCGATGGTTGAAATAGCTGCCATGTCAAATCTCCTTCGTGTGCATGCGTTCAGTGACACTATAACCCATTCGCCCCAACAATCTTGCAACAGGTGTGTCACCTTGCACAACAAGATCGCTTATGGCGATGTACTGCACGTCGAGGTGACGGGCGTGATCCTCAAATGTCTTGAGCAGCCGGATGCCCGCCGACGTAATGCGATAGGCCGGGTCCACCCACCACGCTAGTTCGATGGCGGTCCTGACGTGAGCCGCAAACCAGAGCGGACCAGTCACGCCGAGGATCGCGCCGATGACGCGCCCGTCCATCTCAGCGACGAACGAGCACTCAAACGCAATGATCTGGGCAATGCCAGACTGCAACTGCTCGTCCGTCACTTGGATGTTGCGGTACTCGCTGTACTGCATGAAGTCGCGGCCCATCGCTGTCAACACGGCGGCGTCTTCGATGGTTGCCATGCGGATGTTCATTGCATTGCCTCGTAAGGGTCGTAGTCGTTCCGAGCGCGTGGGTCGATGCGCTTGCGGATCTCGCGTGGTAGCGCCTTGGCAACCGGGAACGCGAATGTCAACGCCAGAGCGTCGGCGATGTCGGGGCTAGCGCCGCCCTGCAGGCGCTTCTTGATCTCGTCCTTCGACTCAAGCACACGCCTGCCGACCATGTCGAACTCGTAGGTCGGGGTGGCGAGTTCGGCCTTGAGCGTGGTGTCGTTGGGGATTGAGCCGCCAGACTGCAGCCACTCGCGCATGGACCACCACATCTCGGTGCGCTTGTTGACATACAGGTTGGGGTAGATCGCCTTGCCGCCAAAGTTCACTTCAACGATGTCGTAGTCGAGCTGCCGCAGGCGGTCGATGACGCCGGCCCCGCCGCCGACGTCAATGAACACGGCGTCCGGGTCGCGGTCCTCAATCAGGTTGGCAATGCGCCCTGCCAGCGCCATGTTGTCAATGCCTTGGAAGATGCTCGGCGTCTCCATGCGCAGCCCCTGCCGGAACACGACCACGCTGCGGTCATCCCCGAACCTGGCCGGGTCAACGCCCATGACAAGCGGCGCGTCCATGACATCGCGGTCGGGGTACACGAGCGAAGCAGCGCCCTCGGCGTCGGCGAGCGTAATGAGCTGGTTGTCGCCTGCAGCGGTGAAGTCACACAAATACTCGCGTGCGTAGGCCGACTCGGGCATGTCGCGCCTGAGGCGCTGCACTTCGACCTTGTCAATGGCGTCTGTATCGTTGACGGTATAACGAGCGGCCCACCAGTCGGGCAGACTGCTCGCACGGTAGAACAACTCGCTGAACAGGTTGATGCCCGCCGGCGTCCCGATGAACATGGCCCACCCCTGACGGTCGGACAGGGCTGGCTGGATGATGTCGTTCCAGACCTCGGGCCGGATCTGGGCGACTTCGTCAATCA